CTTATCACAGCAATTCTACAAAAGCACCGACTACTGGTGGGCGATAGCTAGCGCTAATCCGAACGTAAGAAAAGATACTCTTAACATTGAACCTGGACTACAGATAAGGATACCTTACCCTCTGGTAAGAGTATTGCAGACATACGAAAATGTAAACGTTACAAGATGAGCTTTGAAGTAGGAAAACCTATTGATTCATTAGCTGCAGATCAAATACTGCTCCGGCAAGATGTAATCGGGGATCAATACAGGCTAGCTAGGCCCGACCTTGCTTACGGATACTACTTTGAAAAAACTCCTTGGATTAAACTATCATCGGGTGTAAATATAGACAATAGTAAGGCCGGAAAAAGAATAGCAAGAACATTGCTAGGAGATGAAAACCTCACCGGGGATGTCTTAGCCAGGGAAAACGTACTCTTTAACTTGACTGAAATTCAATCGCCCGATCAACTGAGTCAAATTATACAATCAAAAGGATTACCCGACCTCCCGGGGTATGAAGATTCTACAACTCAAGGAATCAGGCCCTTACCGGGCATTCTTTCTATGAATCTAAGGACTCATAATACGTTCGGTTCGGTAAGGACGGCGACAGTAAACTTTGTTTGCTGGACAGTTCAACAACTTGAAGTACTTGAAGTACTTTATATGAGACCGGGGTATACCGCGTTACTAGAATGGGGCCACTCACGGTACCTATACGAAGAAGATGGGTCAGCAAAAACCGATTCAGTAGGCGCTTATGGGATTGATTTTTTTGGCACTAAGAAAAAAAGGAGTGATATAACCAAACAGTTACTAGACCAGAGACTAAAGTACCGTTACAACTACGATGGTATGTACGGACTTATAAAAAACTTCTCATGGTCTTTAAGACCTGACGGAGGTTATGACTGCAGGATGGATGTTGTTTCGACCGGAGAGCTTATTGAATCACTAAAGATTAATATAGGTATAACCGATGGAGTAAAGGGAATAAAAGCTAAGCAAAACCAGCCCCCAGTTGTTGCAGGACCTAGTAAGACTGTTACTTTAGAGCAAGCCGCAGCAAACGGAGAAAGCTTTGATAAGTTCGCCAATGCTGATAAAGACGCTAGAGCAGCTTCAGCAGCTAAGGCCTACGGACAAACAACAGCAGTTCAGGACAACACTAACCCAGCATTAATTGCCCCAAGTGTAACACCGGACGAACCTTTAGTCGATGTAGCCACTCCGGATTCAACCGACTCAAATAGAAGCCTTCTGCACTATATTCTTTTATCTAAAATAGAACAGTATATCTACAATACTTTAAGTTACTTTAAAACAACAGGGTATAGAGAAGGTCAATTTCAAGATGAACTACTAAAGGCAATATTCACCGATAACCTAACAAACGTTGACGATCTCGACAATAACTACAGAGGTTACATCTACGCTATTTTCGACGGAGCCGCGGAACCTGAAGAAGGTAGCTCTGAACCCGAACTTACTGCATTTTACTATTTAAAATTAGGACTTCTTGTTGAAATTATAAACAGGACTATTCTCACTTCTACAACCTTAGAGGAACCTTTTTTTGTTTTAGAAACTGAAAGAACCAGGTTTAAGTATAAAACTTTTGATAATCACGTCTCTATCGACCCTCAAATTTGCTTACTCCCTGATACACTTGACACTTATGTAGATACGGTAGGTACCAAGAAAACTCTCCGGGAAATTGACCCACTCCTACCGACCGCAGTTACAGGTACTGATACTATCCCCCCTACTGTCGATGATGTAAATATTCTAGATATATACGTAAATATTAGAAATATTACATCAACTTTAAATTCCTTTATAGATAGTGAAGGAGAGGTAACTCTTTACAGCTTTTTAGAAAGTCTTCTCAAAAGTATTAATGTTGCTACCGGTGGAGTGAGTAATCTGCAGCTGCAGTATTTTGAAGATACAGCAAAATATGCAATAGTAGACCGAAACTTTATAACTAAATTTTCTGCTGATATCTCTCAAATTAATATTTCAGGCAGAGACAGTATCGTTCGCAACTTCAACTTAACAAGCAAGCTAAGTCCGCGGATCGGGACTATGGTTGCTATTTCAGCTCAAGCATCACCCTACTCAACCGGAATTGAAGCTACAGGATTAGCATTCCTTAATAGAGGCCTCCAGGACAGGATTATTGTTGAACGAACTGATCCCCAGGCCAGTAAAGTAAAAAAACAAAAAGAGGAAGATCTAACTAAAGAAATAACTTTAGAGCTCGAAAAATTAGTCGAAGTACAAAAAGCTATTATAGAACTTTACGGAAAGTTAACTAACCCTGATGGTACTAGAAAATACACATACTCAGATGGACAAATTAGGTCGGCAGTAAGTCAATACTCTACGTATGTAGCTTACGCTACCGGTCAGGTAAACAATCCAGCCTACAGTTTTATTATACCTTTTGAGTTAGAACTTACCCTGGAAGGAATCTCCGGCTTTAAAATTATGGAAAGTTTTAGAGTCAATAAAATAGTTCTCCCGTACACTTACAGAGGCACCGATGCAAATGATATTGCTTTTCTCATTACAGGATTAGAACACCAAGTCACTAGTCAGAGCTGGAATACAGTTGTAAGATCACAGCTTTACATCACCGGTCCAACTCATAAAACAAAAGTCCATGTACTTAGGGATCTTAAGCAAGCACCTACCGAACAATCTACAAGCTCTTTAGGAGATCGTTCCAGAGGCACTACGCAGCTATCTGCACAGGAAACTGCCGACTTCTTTAAGGATGTTTACACAGGACTAGGTGTAACAGCTCCTAACAGTTTTCAATTAAGATTTTTTGAAATTTGGAGACAGAAAGAGGGAGCTCAAGCGGCTTGGAATCCTTTTAACACTACTCAAAAAACTACCGATTCTAGTTTCTTTAATAGAATTACAGATACTACTGGCGTTCAGAACTACACCAACAGAAAGATCGGAATCGACGCTACTGTTAAAACTTTAAAGAACGGGTACTACACAGACCTTATTGAAAAAATTAAGGCAATTAAAAGTACAGTAGATATAAAAAACGCTATGAGAGCTCTAGACAAATCACCATGGGGAACTAGGTTTAAAGACGAGAAAAATATAGAAGCTTTTTATGTACAAAAATTTTCAGACTTCATGTGGAGTGGACCTATTGTTAAGAGATAAACAAGATGTACTTACCTAAAACTAAATATATTGGCGGAAAGTTTACTAACGGAGAAGAGTGGTCACTAGAAGGAGAAACTACTTCTTACGTAGGTTACTACTTTGAAGTTTCTAACAACCGCTCATACACCGGCCGCCGGCCTGGAGACGGAGCAAACAACCTCCTTGTTCCTTTTATAGACGAATCGCAAACCCCTAACCTCCCAGTAAACAAGACCACCTACGATAGGATTAGGAATAATGCTGAAGCATTTGCTCTTAAGAGAACCCTACCTATTCCCATCTACTACCCGGTCCCTACCCGGCTAGACTATCAGAACTCTAAATTTATAAGGTATTTAGCCAAAGAAAAACTTACAGGAAAAGTTTGTGAGATTACTTTAGATACTTATATTGCATTAAATAATAATGACACCCGGTACTACTACCCAGGGTACATCACCACCAAGCTCTTCTGGACTATAATTGGACCTCTAGAAGATACTTTAGTTGATGGGGTTGTTTTATTCGGTGCTGCCTCTATAAACAATAAATCTAGAGAGTTAGCTGATAAGGAAGTCCCCGGTGCTAGAAAATTTTTAAACAACCTAGCGCAGTTTGTAATATGAAAGTTCTTTCGTATATTAGAAAAGGTTATGCAAACGGGTTATGTTTTATATCGTCGAGAGTCAAGAACAGCTTAGTCACCTTTCGGCCCTGGGCCGGTCCGGGGGCTATGTCGAGGTTATTGCAGGGAATGACTATTACCATAATATACTTGGTAGCAGCGTGGCTGTGTATGTACGGCCTTTGGGTGACCACCCAGGCTACATTATTCCAATAAACCACTCCGAAGGACTCAACGTCTCAAAGACCGACGTACAGAAGGTCTTAGACCAGTACACTACCCTTTTTACTTACAGCAAAAAAAGCTTCTTATATCATTTCTCTCACGGTAACTGCAATGATATAAACCTGATGTACTCTATGGCAGAGTACGAGAGTTTGGAGCTTCCGAACCCTCCTCAGGTCATAAGCTGGTACTACAATCATCACAGGGATAAACCCGACCTAAACTCTATCATTCCTATCTCAAAACTCTTTGAGAGATGTGAGAGGAACTATAGGTCTCTAGAGGAAGTCATTTCAGAGTATAGTTATATACTGGAGCTACCGGCCTGGGATTTCTATAACCGGTTAACTACCGGAGTTTTTTATTTAGCTGAACAATCTGGAATTAGAATTATATATGACAAATTTATTGAAAAGTTTACTCCTGCTAATCCAAAATTTAGCATTGCAGATAACATTTGCTTTACTAGTTATAATCTTTATAATCCCACTAGCCGCCCTACTTCTGCCTTTAATAGTGTTAACTTCGCCGCGATCCCTAAAAAAGACGAATACCGAAAGTGCTTTATCCCGCGTAGTGGACGATTTGTAGAGTTTGATTTCGACGGATACCACATCCGGCTTATCGCCGAACAGCTAGGGTACGAGTTTACTTCCGAGAGTGTGCACCTGCAGCTAGGCAGGTTCTACTTTAATAAGCAGGAACTTACCCCGGAGGAGTATCAGCAATCCAAGACCAATACCTTCCAGATTATGTACGGAGGGGTGCCGGACAAATGGCGGCATATCGAATTCTTTGATAGAGTATCCATCTACACTACCCAGCTCTGGAAAGAGTTTCTTGAGAACGGAGTCGTGTATGCTCCTATCTCCAACAAGCCCTTCTACAGTACCCTAAAGGATATGAATCCTCAGAAACTTTTCAACTATGTCATCCAGAGCTTGGAAACTAGCCGGAACGTTCTTATATTAAAAGAGGTGCTAAAATACCTCCAAGCCAAAAAAACAAAGGTTACGTTATATACTTATGATGCTATCTTGTTTGACTTCTTCCTTGAGGATGGTAAAGAGACGTTAGAGAATCTAAAGAAAATCCTAGAACAGGGGGGAAAATACCCTGTTAAGTTTAAGTTTGGCAATAATCTAGTTTTAGACTAGTAAATTATATTTATAATGGAAGTTGAATTCCCACCTATACCCGGTTATGACTTCGTCAGTGAAACCTTAACCTGGAATGACGACATGAGTAATAAATTGTTCTGTACCTTTACCACAGAAGAACATCTTGAAGAACTAGTCTCTACGATCAGTAAGAGGTATACTATTCTATATAGCAAGATTTTTGTACTCCATGCAAAAAGCAACGATGAGTTTATTTGTACTTATAACGTTGACTTTAACAACGTTGCTAACTTTTTAGATAACACGATTTTGGTTCATCGGAAAAAAGAATCTAACACCCTTTACACTATCAACGCCCTTAACACGCTCATCAAAGAGCTGAATGACGGGTATCTTGATCCCAACTACAGAGTAGATTGGAACGACTACCGCAACTGCATCCTGCTTACCCGCGGTAATGAACTGAAACGAATCAACACCAGGCTCCACAAAATAGTTGAGCTCTGAGTTGGATCGTAAAGGTTTTTTTCTTAAATTAGTTATATAACAGTTATTAATCAGTTTTTATTATTATGGATTTATCCCTCATTAAACAAAAGATGTCCGCCATGCAGAGTGGTGGTCGTCAAGAACGCGAAAAAGTAGACTACGAAAAGATCTTCTGGAAGCCGGCTTTCGGCAAGCACCAGATCCGAATCGTACCGGCTTTTGACAATCCAGCTTATCCTTTCAAGGAGCTGTATTTCCACTACGGTATTGGAAAGTACCCAATGATTGCTCTTACCAATTTCGGGGAGCAGGACCCAATCGTTAACTTCGTAAACGAACTTCGTAAGACTTCCGACAAAGACAACTGGTCGCTGTCAGGAAAGATCTCTCCTAAGATGCGAGTTTTCGCACCAGTAGTAGTACGGGGTGAAGAAGATAAAGGAGTTCGTCTATGGAGCTTTGGTAAGGAAGTCTACAAGACTCTCCTACAGCTTGCAGAAGACGAGGAGATCGGAGACTACACCGACGTTGTCAACGGATGGGATATGACTCTAGAGCTTACCCAAGGTAACCCTTACCCTTCGACATCAGTACGTATTCGTCCTAAGCAGACTCCTCTTTCTGATGATAACTCAAAAGTAGAGTCATGGATTAAAAATCAGCCCGTAGCTGTTGATTCATTCTCTAAGTACGATTTCAACTTTATTAAAAAGCAGCTGGAAAACTACTTATCAGGCGGGGAAGAGACTGCTGAAGAATCAGCACCGGCTCCTATCCAATCAGCTCCTGCTGCCGTCCAGGCACCTAAGCAGTCGTTTACTCTTGAGAGTGTAGTCGCAGAGAAGAAAGACGCAGTAAGTCAGTTCGACGATCTGTTCAAGGATACTGACGACC